ATTTACAGCAGGCAATAGGGTACGTGCAATTGCAGCCGAACGCGGAGTATTGAGTTATGTAGAAGGTCAACTTAATAGAACAGGAACTAACTTTACAGTTACAGTTGACGAATCTTTCTTAAATGCACAAGAAACTATTAGTACATTTAACACATGGACTATTGCTATTGCAGGTAGTAGACCAACCACTACATCTACACAATTATTATTAAACTCTACCCAAGCTGCACTAAGTACCGCAACTGCAACACTTGTGGTATTAGGTGGTGTGGGCATTGGTAATAATATCTTTATTAGGTCTCTCCAAGGTGTAGGCACTAGAGCAGTGTATTCTACTCAGCAAGGTGAACTAACAAATACTTCTTCGGATGAAAATCTTAAGAAGAATATTGTATCGTTTGATATGGGGTTAACTGCTACAATTGCAATTAGTCCTGTATATTACAACTGGGTTGACGAAGAACGATTCGGCACACAAAGAGAGGTAGGATTTATTGCACAACAAGTACAACAAATCCTACCCGAAGCAGTTGGAACTAATGCAGACGGAACGCTAAGTCTAGACTACGCTAGACTAGTTCCAATGTTGGTAAATTCTATCAAAGAGTTAAAAGATCAAATTGATACATTAACAATTCGAGTTCAGAATTTAGAATCTTAAATTAAAGAGAGCAGCACTTGCTCTCTTTGATATATCTCTTCTAGTTCATCTAGAGCGGCTTGGTAGTCGCTAGTTACTCTTACTGCAATACCCTTAGCTTCGGTCCAACTTTGGCAATTATCAAACCGGTCGTCTACAAGTATATCTCCCGGAACGCAGTGCTTTTTCTTATCTTCTGAGTAAGGTCCAAAGTGAACTGGGATATCAGGATACCGCTCTTGTGCCCATAACATCTTATCCCAAAATGCCCAATGTACATCATTATAATGAGGAATAGCAGTTAGGAATATAAGATTAAACCCAAAATCATCCCTAAACTTTCTTGCTAGTTCAACCATTTGGTCGGCTTGTGGCATCTTTGGCAAATCACGAAACAGTCTCATGTGTGAGCGAATCTTTTGCCAATCTACGTCCGGGTATTTGACAGTAGGGTCATCGAGGCGATAACCAATAAATTGTGCAACACCTTCGGTCCAATCGGCTACGACGCCGTCCATATCTAAATAAATTGTTCTCATAGTTTATTATAAACTATTTGCAATCTAATGTCAAATACTTAATTGCTTATCGGTTGCTTTAGTAATTGCAGACATAAGATGTCCGACTAAGCCATCATTGCGAAGGCTTTTGAATGCTAAATTTGCAGGACCAAATTCACCATCTTTAGCTAGTCCTGCTTTTCTAAAATCTTTTAGCAGGCCTTTTAATTTTTCCATAAACTCTAGATCACCAGTCTTGACTGCTTTAAGAATTAAATTTTCCCACATGTCAAACAATCGCCTAACTTCTTTCCTATCATAATCCATAATAGGAGCACCAGGTTTCTTAATCCATTCTCCTCTAAGAACTGAGTATGTTGACGAAACAGCAGGTTCTTTAGAATCTTCTGCGTATAATTCTACAGGAACGTTATGAATGTATAGATCGTGATTTTGTTTCCACAATCTTCTTTTTGCATCAAATAATTCTGCAACTGCAAGGTCACAATCAACTCTTTCGTACGGAACGATAAGATGCAGATCTAAATCTGAATGTTTTGTATAGTTGTAATTTGCCTGACTACCAGTTACAAGGATATCTATAATAGGTACATCAATATCTAAAAAATTGTAATAGGATTTGGCTATTTTTAATAGTGCAACCCTTACATCTGTTCTTAGATTATTACCTTGCCACAATGCAGGATTGAGTTCTTTATTAAGATCAATAGGGTCGGTAAATTCAGCAATGCTCATATCTATTATTTATTTTATTAAATATCTCGATGAGTGAAATAAAAAGTTTAACCGGAAATATTATAGTATCGCAACCTAGAAGCGATGATCCCTATTTTACCAAGGGCGTTATATTAGTTGCAAAACATAGCCCTAACGGGTCCTGGGGGTTAATGGTCAACAAGCCTGCTGCAAATTTAACCCTAGGTACAATTATGCAAGCAGTTGGTATCGATTCGAGGAAAAGAGATAAAGTGTTTGTTGGAGGGCCAGTAGATACGCATAGAGTGTTTATTATTCACACTCTAGATTGGCAAAGTTCTAATACTATAAAAATTACGCCAGATATTGGAATTACTAACGAAATGTCCATACTTGCTGCAATTAGTAAGGACGAAGGGCCGGGACTTTATAGGACATGCATAGGTAGCTGTGGTTGGGCACCTAATCAATTAGACGGAGAATTCAGGGGAGACCCTCCGTGGAAACCACAAAATAGATGGCTCGATGCACCGGCAACAATTGAGTCAATTTTCAATCTAGTTGAAGACGATCAATGGAATCGTAGCATCGAGCTAGTTGCACAAAATAAAATTTCTAACTGGTTTTAATCTTTTTCTGGACTAAAACTACTTAAGATATCTCTGACACTTCTCTGCTGTGGAGAGACTTTGGCCTTAGGCAAAGAGCTGCCTTTAGTAGGATCAATTTCACCCGTTTCCGGGTCAACATTAGTTGCAGTAACTACACTAGTTTTCTTCAATCCATCGATCAATGCACTACTTGCCGCACTACGCTGTTGGCTAAAACTGCCCTCTTCTTCTTCACCTAAGTCCTTGATCCTAAGACTATCAATGTCAAATTCTAAGTCAACTTTCTGACCGACACCACTGCTGGAACGTGTCTTCATAAACTGAATTTGATAACGTCCTCGTTCACGCATAGCACGACTTGTAAAGATACCAATCACGTTGTCAGCAGTTTGAATCTTACTCAAACCGCCCGAAATATGACTATGATCAAATTCAATTTCTTCAACAGCACTGCGGTTCAACTGTGCCGCTGTTACTACAACTGCCTGTGTTTCCATAGCAAAGTTACGTAACTCTTCTGATACGTATTTGTCCTTAACGAACAAGTCGCTTGGGCTAACTTTAACACTTAGCGGCATCATAAGGTCCAAGTAGTCCACTAAAATAATGTCAGGTTTTTTGCCTGTTTTGACCTGATATTCCTTTAAATATGACCTCAGATCGTTACAATTCTTACCTGAAGGAAGGTATTTTATCTGCATTCCTCCTGCTCGGCGACCAGTGAGTTTAACCTTCATTTCGACATCATCTAAGTTCTTAAAGATGTCTTTGGATGCAATTCCAGTTAACATACTATCCACACGCATACCTACTAACTCTTCCGAAAGTTCGAAGGTAAAGTAGATAACGTTCAAGCCTGCGAGAGCAAAATTAACACCAAGATTAGCCAGGAACAAGCTCTTACCACCGCCCGAGCCAGCACACCAAATATTGAGTTCGCCTCGCTTGAAGCCTCCATAGAGTTTCTTATCGATACTAGGCCATCCAGTAGATATTTGCCCATTATTATCCTTTAGTTTCATTAATCGACTACGAGGATCTGCCCAATAGTCTGTACCCATATCTTTGTTCAAACTGATCTGAATAGCATCCTTGATCAATTTTTCAACAGGGCTATACTCGCCCTTTTCTAACATGTCCGCCGACTTTAGAATTGCTCTTTCTAATCCTTTATGTCGACTAAACTGTTCAAACTCATTCATTAGCCAATCGTAATTTTCCCTAGGCAATGTGATTGCTTGGAAGTCGCTACTACAAGATGCGTTAACAATACTGACTTCAGGCATGACCTTATAGTCATCGACATACTTGGTAATAAATGCCGAGGCGTCTTGATATCTTTTATCAAAGTTTTCAGGGTCAAAAATATTTTGGCATCGTACAAAAGTCTCAGCATCTGAAAGAAACATCTCCAGATACAATTTTTGCATTTCTGCATTATAGTTGGGTTTATTCATCTTCTTGTAGGTTCTCTAATTTTTTCTTTAGTAATTGTATTTTTATCTCGTTCGACTCTGCGTATTGTAGAATTGTGAACAGGGTATACAATCTACCATATCTGTGTACAGCATCGGCACAATCCTTAATATTATTTTGCCACTCCGGTAGACTTACAGTCCAGCCATTTTCTAATGCAGCCTGTATTAGCTTTGCACCGGGCTTGTCTCGATCAGGTATAGCAATAACTCGTTTGCCTAATCTGTTGATCCTAGCAATTTGAGTAGCATTAGGTTCATTGGTCATAATAGCTACGCCATCAACAGCAATAGCATCAAACTGACCTTCGACTACGAGTACATATTCTCTATCTTCAGTTTGTCTGTCAATATTAAACACATACCCGCTTTGGCTATCTGTAAGGTATTTAGGTTTACCGGGTTTTATTTTTCTCCCGGTAAACCCTACTACCACACCATCCTGATAGAAAGGAATAATAACTCGATCACGATATCCGTTTTCGGGACTCCACATCCAGTTGTACCATTCTAAATCCATACTCCTACCAGCAAGGTAATCAACCACTGCAACTACTTCATCGTTTGGCTCATCCTCTAACCACTCTAATATTGACTTACAGTCTTCTGGGAGAGATCGCGGCTCTTGATGAAAATTAATAGTAGGAGCAGCTACTGGTTGATCTTCTTTACTACGCAATGCCTCGAGGTTTAGTTTATTAATTTCCTCGCTAGGCATTCCCATCCAGTTAAACAAGCTCTTAGTATTCTTGCTTAATAACCTTCCAGGTGTCCATCCTGCTTTGAATCCGCAATTAAAACAATGATATTGGAATCCATCATTACTGAACAGCACGCCACCACGTTTTCTTGTGTCTTGATGATCTCCATTGTGATGGCAACAAACTGCATTGAAACCTATCCAGCCACTAGGAGTTGTCTTCCTTTTAGGAGGCAGAAAAGTTTGTACGGAAGCCTGTATGAGATTCATACATATAGTTTAGCTTCTTACAAGTACTTTGTCAATTTTTCCGTTTGGATAATATGCCGAACCAGGCGTAGGATTGCCCGGCATCTCAGGGCTGTAGAAATTTAGCAAGTTAGGTAAATCCGAATTGTCAGGATACCATTTTACTCTAACATCACTCCAAACACCCACTGCATTTGCATAATCAACACCGGTGAAATTTGTATAGGTCTTTGTTTCTAATGTTGCATAATTGGCAAAGTTAGAAGGTGCATTGTCTAAGGTTGCTTGAACATCTACAGTACCTGTGTAGTTGGTAAAATACATAGCAATAGTAGTAGTCTGGCTCATTTCGGGATTTGCACGTAAGTTTCCAGAATAGAATTCGTATCTGTTAGGTTCAGCATCTCTATTTGCAAAATATTTAAAAGCAGCAGTCTCTAAACTATCTCTCAAGACAGGCACAAGATCACTAGTTAACCTTGCAACTCCGGCAATATTATAGTAAGTGTTTGAATAGGCAGGAATAGACGAACCATCACTGTCAGTTAAGGTAACTGAAAAATTATAGTAACCGTTATGTAGTTCTCGAGTATCACTTTCGGTTAGAGATAACACAGCTAATCCACGAGTTGCAGTAGTAACACCGTTATCAATAACTTCAAGAGTTTTTTGTACAACCATTCTATTTTGTTCTGCATCAAACATAGAAAATACAAAATTATGATTAAAAGTTACCGCAGTACCCGATGTTATAGTTTCAGTGATAGGTGACAAAAATTGACCTAGATCAGCATCGTACTGTGGGTCTAGATTATCAAGTGTTAAGGTGTTTGAATCAATTGCAGAAATGTAAGTACCGGCGGTTACACTATCGCTGTTTACCAGCATACCTACTTGAATACTAGAAGCGTCAGCTACTGTGAGTAAATTAGAAGCAGATGTTGCGGATCCAACAGTGTTGGATGCGGCTAAGATTCTGACTAATTTTTGATCAGAGTTTTTAAACTGTAGCTGTACCTTATTTTTAAGTCCTCTTTGTAATGTTAACTCTCGCTGGTACATAGTATCATGTGTCCTTGTTATTTCGTCGTCCAGATCTAATTGTACACTGAACAAATTGGAGTATAAATAGATTGGTAATTTCTGCATACATATATTTATTAATGACTAACAAGGACGAGTTTCAACAAAAATTTCCGTTTATAACCTGCATCAAAACCTCAGATAATGAGTATATTGGTATCATTGTAAATCACGATGATAACGTTACTAGCATATACAACTATGCTGATATACGCAACGAAGAACATAAACACTTGTTCTTAGAAATGGGAGAAGTTTGGTGGTGGGAAAGTAATAGGAAAATCCCTATCAACATTTTTCTAAAACAGGAAATGATAGCCTTCAGACCTTTTATAAAAACGTTCAACAGCAAAGATGTTGAAATTCTTTTTGGTCCAATCGTTAATTTAGGCGAAATTGCAGAAAAAAGAGTTAAACGCAAAAGCATTCAACTAGTCAGAAGTGTTAAGAAAAAGGGTAGCTGACTTTTTCGCAAATCAAGTTAAGTTGAACAACGATAACGTGAGCATAAGCAACAGCATGAGCCTTCTTAAAGAAATAAGCATCATCCGTTTTAGTCCATATCTCTTGTTGGATACCCTGGAAACCTTCTTTCTCGCATACTGGGATGAGATGTTTTTTACCAGGGCGGAGAAGAGCAAGGAACATGGATAACTCTTCGATACTTTTAGGTTTCAATTTAGCAATTAAATTGTGATATCCGTTAATGTGAAATAGTTGATCACATACCGCAGGATCTTCTAACAAATCCCACAATGGCTCAGTAGCCAATAATTCTTTAAGGTGTTCCTCACTTCTAACACCGTCATATGCAGATACATTTAAAAAGTCAATTTTAAAATAGCCCCGATCTTCTGCTTCTTTATAATTGATGTTAGCATTACCTGTTAAGGGATTGACGGGAATGGCGTGACAATACACTCCGGTATTATGTTTCTTTCCATCTTCAAGGCTGGCAGGAATATGCTGAATTACATCCAGCACATTTGACCGATTTAAAAAATCTATATCGATATCAGGCAATTCCGGTCTCCCTACAAATCTCTTTTACAAATGCCACATCAGCCGGGCAGTCTCTAAATTTCTTTGACCAAAAAGATAAATCCAATGTTTGATTAATCATTTCTAATTGTTCGTCGTTAAAAGTTCTCATCAGTTCGACGCCGCTTCCGGAATTTAAAACTAACCACGGACTTACTTTTCCATCTCTGATATGATGTACTGCACGATTTGCATTTACGTATTTGAAGTAATGTGCAAAATCTGCATTTTGCTCTTCGCCCCATTCCATCATATATTGTAAACTTCTTTCAATTGCACTTTCAACTGGTTCTACTTTGATCAGCTCGCTTAGATATTTGTCATACAAGTCATCTCTACACCAATGATCAAGTTTGATTCCACTTTTAACTACGTAGTCAATAAATCGCTCAGGATATAACGGATTTACATTATTAATAAAGCTGCCAAATTTTACAAAGGCATTGTAGTAAGCACTTTTACAAAAGTCGCTGTAAGGCTTTTGTTTTTTTGCAGCCTGAGTGAGTTGATAAAATCTGTTGTAGGCAAAAAATCCCATCTGGACCCGTTTTTCGTCCTTTTGCAATACTCGCCTTTTTCGCTCGCACATGTGAGCAACAAGAGTCTTCTCCTGCATGAAACTCTTGTTACAATGTACGCATGTGAAAGGTTGGTCAACTAGTTGCATTGTTTGTGTTATCATATTCTTTGACCATTCTATACAACGGGTCTTGTTCAATAATTAATAATCGGGCAGGAAATCGAATTGCTTGTTTACTATGGTCAAGGTAAATTTTATCATCTTCAATACGTGTAACTTCACATATATCTAACTTAGGACTTTTGCCCCACATCACTGCCCTTGCGACTTTACAGCCTACATGGAATGCAAAACCTTTCATGTCTTTCATTCGTAGTCCTTTCGTTGTTTCTTATCAAAGCCCATTTTGTCAAACAATTCTTGTTTGTCTTTATCATCCATTAATGATGCTAGAACTTTGATGTCTGACAATTTCATAGCAGGGTATAATTCTTCAAGAAGCTTCTCAATCTTATTGGCCTTACCTTTAGTACCTGACTTTAAGTAAGTGTACTTGACTGGCATTCCAACACCACAACTGGCAAATAATTGCCAAAGAAGTTGCTTATGACCTTTACTCAACGTCCAATGATTAATGTTGACTAGATCATTAACTCTTTCAAGAATGAACTGATATGTTTCTGGATCGACTTGAGGATTACTCACATATCTCATTAAGATATACGGACTAAAAACTTTCTTTTCTTCGTCAGATAAGTTCTTATAAAAATCGTGATCTCTACGATTTACCGCTGCCAATTCTCTACCAATGTCTAGTTTTGCTGCCATGTTTATACCGGATGATGAGGAACTTTATATTCTTTGTCTTTGCTTAGATAGTACAATATTTTAACACGTTCTAGGGCATTTTCCAATTCTTTATTGTCCAGTGCCGCTTGTCTAATATCATGCCATAGTTGAGATTCACTAGGCGTACTCATATAGTTTCTGTGATCTAATGGATCTCTATGATAGTCGTATCCCACAATGGTCCTTTCTGTGCTACCTTCTTCTCGAGCATATACGGTGCCACCTACTCGTTCGTAAATTAGCTTAACGTTCGGAGTAAGTGACCCCATCAGTGATTCCTTTTGCCGTCGAACACACAGTTGAACACTAAATTCATCTCACCGTCGTTGATGACACGATGAAATGCACCGTCTGGTATCAGAATAACGTCACCTGCATTTACTCTGAATTTTTCTTCGTCAACAATCATAATACCTGTGCCTTGAACAAAGAAATAAACTTCTTCTTGTCCTGCATGATTATGACCTCTTGTTGCTTGACCTCTATAAAGTTTAGTCGAACTTAATACAAGATTTTTTAAAGTCTTATTATCTTTAAGGAGATATGTTTCGTTGTCCTTAACAATTTCTCCTCCTATATCATGAATATGAAATTTAATCTGCATTACCAGCACCTCGAATAATCTACTAGTTCACTTTGGCGACTAACTTCTTTAACAAAATATGCACACGGTGGTTGAGGATCGTTATTTAACGGAGTGCATAATAGTTGCCCCGGCTTCATTTTAGGAAAATACCAACGTACATCTTGATATACATCAACGATATCAATGTCGTAAAACTCAGGTCTAAACGAGCTAAGTGGATTAAAAATAAATGTTCTAAATCCTCGATCGTTTAAACTAGTTAGTGGTATAATTTCCATATCGGGACCTTCTGGATCTCCTACAATAGTACACCAATCTAATGGCATGTTTACAGTATATGGTCCAACTTTAAGTACCGCAGCAGGTGCAGTAAATGACTCTAGAAATATTAGAGGAATATAAAAATAGTCAGGATTTGATGGATCACTATTGTCCATAACACTGAATCTGAGATCTTCATCAACCTCGTCGGGGAGATCATTAAGATGATAAATCTTATTATCAAGTGTGAGAATTTGCATTAATATTTTACCTTTTCGATTGTGAACGGATACTTGGCATCTTTATAAAACTTCTTCCGTTCAGTAAGATGTCTCTTCGCATATTTCGTTGCCGCTGTGATATCCCAGATTTGTACAAAGTCTTTGTCGTCTGCTTTTCTAATGCCTCGCCCAATGCTTTGTATAACCCTTGTAAAGCTCTTTCCGGACTCAACCATAACCAAATTAAAAATACGGGGGATATTAAGACCCACAGCGGCCACACCATAAGTCGCCACAATAATCTTTTTATCAGCAGTTCTAACTTCGTCATATTCAGTCTTTCTATCTTTAGTTTTTACTTCGCCAGAGATAAAAACACTGTCTGGGATGTTGTCTACTATTATACGTCCTGTTTCTATCCTGTCAACCAGCACCAGTGTATTTCCACTTTCGGCAATGCCTGCAACTAATTTACTGATCCATGCAACACGAGTTTCGTCAGTTACTAGATACTTGAGTTCTTCAGGATAACTTCCAAATTCTTTCCACTCGGCAGTCTGGATAACGTTAACATGACATGTGCTCAATACTCCTGCTTCTTGTAGAGTATGTGCCTTAACTGTGTGTACAACTTCACCTAATGCACATTTAATGTTCTGGAAATCAATGTCTTCCTTAGGCACAGTTCCAGTTAGTCCCCAACGTATAGGTGCGTTGGCAAGATTATTGGTTAACAGTTTTTTCAACACTTCTGCCTTAGCCATGTGTACTTCATCGACCATTACTGTTTGAACGCCGTCAAGTAATTCTGCTAAGGTTAGCAACTCTTCGTCAGTGGTATTTTTAGATCTTTTGTCAAGAATGTTTAAACTTTGCCAAGTACAGATTGTATGTGTTTTGTCGAGATTTTTTCTATCTCCATAGTAGACACCTACATCTAAACCGCAGTTAATAAAGTCTTCTTCAGTTTGTTCTACTAAAGATTTGTTTGGAACAATGGTCACAGTCCTACCATATTTTTCGCATATTTTTGCCAATGTTGCTGTAGTAATTGTCTTACCAAAGCCAGTGGCAATTTCTTGAATACATTGTGGATTTTCTAGAAACTTATTGACTACTTCGACTTGGTCGTCGCGTAGTCTAATCTTTTCTCCGGCAAACCTATGTCCTTCTGGCCATGTTTGCTCTCCCCAAAAATCGTCAGAAACTAGATCAAAACTTAATGCCAATGGCACACGATGATCTTCAAGGACAGGATCATAACCCTGGTGGACAAGTTCCTCAATAACGTCAGGTAGCATACTCATATAGGTAGTGCCGCCAAGTCCGAAGAAGCTAGTACAGCCGTCCCACCGACCTAATTTATAAGCAGGCAGGTACCGAGCTTTTTGGTCAAAATATTTGAATTTTGCGACCAGTTTTTTTCGTGTGTCAAGGTCTAAGTTTTCAATTTTTACATTGACTTCATCCTTGATTATAATTTTACAATAGGCCAAACTGGTATCCTGATTTAGTTTTATCTGTATATCTAATTACATCTGCCCTACCATCCAAGTATGTAGAAACACTGTAATGGACTCCGGACAAACTTCCTAGATTTACAATTAGTTTAAATTCTATGCCACTTTTAATCAACGGTTTAGGAATCTTTTGGCTGACAAATACAATTTTAGTATTGTCGTTAATAGGGTTGTTTAAGTTGTTCTGTTTTACTAGTTCGTTAAACATGCCGCCAGTGTCACTGCTTAGTCTAAACAACACACTGATGTCTTTTTCTTCAAATCCTTGAGATTTTAACCAGGTAGTCCATGTTTTTAAAGTGAAGAATTCTCCGTACCCGGGAATAATGATCAATGCAGGAACATTATGTTTGAACAGTTCAGTAAACTGATCAATACTATTTTCATTGACGTCAAATTCCGGCTTATTTGATATTGATTCTTCTAAGAACGATGTCAAAACAGGGGAAAAATTTGCATTTTTTATCAGTTTTTCGACGTTTTCGTCCCATGTATTAATTCCGTAGTGTTTGGCCAGTAACAGAGTTTCAATCAGGTTGTTAGAGGAAGGTTGAGGTACTGTTCGATACACGTTCTTGAACAGGTACTGATTATCTTCGTAAGCCACAGTGGGCACATAGTTTTCCATATTTTCAAGAATTTCGGAAATTTGACCAGAAAATTCAAGAAATTCAGGATCTACTGTAAAACTGTCATTTAGAATATTTTGAGCGATCCACAGCACATTATTTTCTTCCAAGGCAAACTTCCATGCCTTAGAGTCACCATTCCACTCCACAGTTTTGACTTTTACTTCTGCTTTGAATTTTCTAATTTTTTCAACAATTTCCTCAGAAAATGGAAATTTTACCAGAATTTCCTTTCCTTCTATTTTAATAGACTTTTCTTGAAGTGCCGGTTCCACTAAGTTAAATTTAAACTCGGGAAAATCAAGTGCCGTAGTGACTGCGGGGCCGAGATCTGCGGTTAACTGGCCTTGATACTTTTTACAAAGACGCAAAACCAGTGAACGTTGCTTCTCTGTGAAGCCTCGACCAGCTGACGGATTGGCCGCAAGACTATGTACTACCTTCTCATCCATTGTCCACAATGAAATTGGACTAGAAAACAAGTAGCTTCCAGTATTGCCAAGCCTACAGATTAAGTCTTCGATATAGAGTTTCATTTTAGAGAGATACGTCTTCCATACCAGCGGTACGGAGTTTGATAATGTTACTAACTTGCCACTGCTTGATGTCTAATCCCTTGATAATACCTAACCATTGATTACGCAAGAGTGCAAACTCATTGATGATCTTTTCCATATCAACAACATCTGCCTCACCATCGACATACTTTTCAACGTCTCTCGAACTTAGTGCTCTTTGATAGTTTTCTAAATATTTTTTAAAGGTCTTTGATCTAATTCTGCGAAGTTCAATGTTCAAGTATTCCAAGATACCTTCAATTTCTTGGAGTTGATTAAATCGATGTGCTACAATTCCTGGCAATGAGGCCGAGGCTTTTTCTACGTTGCCGTAGATTTTAACCTCAACCTTTGCCTGATCCAATTCAGAATAGTAATGATCGATACAGCCTGGTAAGTGAGCAATGTCATTGCTAACTTTGCTGTACCAGTTCATTAATAATCCTCGTCTTCTTCGTTGTAATTGTCGGATTCGTCTTCGTCACTCCAGTCTTTCTCTTCATCGACTACTGCCTTAACAGCAATGTCTAAATGAGGGTCGTATCCCATGAGAGCTTCAAGTGCGGCGACTTCGATATCCTTACCTAACAAGAAATCAACGTACTGATGAGCAGCTAATTCCTTGTTTTTGTCAGGGATATATTCTCGGAAGGTATCCCATACCTCCATAATTAATGCTTCTTCCATTATGCTTCCTCAGTATCTTCGGCAACTACTGCCGCAACATCCATTGCAGCCTCGTCCCATTCATCCATAATAATTTTTAACTTGTCTTCGGTCCAACCTTTTCGGAAAAAGGAATGAACTTCGCCAGTTTCTTTACTTACATATTGTAGCTTATTTCCGCTCTTTGTCAAAACGTTTTTAGCTTCAAATAAGTCCACTAATCCGGAAGTTGGTGCCATACCTGTTGAGTACGGAATTTCCACTTGAACTGATTCAAACGGTTTTGCATAACGAGTTTTCATAATCTTACAAGCAGAACGGATACCGTTAACTGTTGTAGTCTTATTACCATCTGCGTCTGTCTTCAACTTTAACTTACGCATAGCAACTACGATAGAGCTAGCATAAATGAAGCCTTGACCACCTGAGATTTTATCATCTGGGTCAAACATATCTTGCGAAGCGTATGTGTGATTGGTACAAACCAATCCAACATTATAGCTACCAAACATGTTTACACAGTTACGAACAAGTGATGTAAGTGCTTTAGGTTTACGACCCATGTCACCTTTCATTTCACCTGCTTCGAACTGATTTACGTCAGTTGGTGTTAACAACATACCTAGAGAATCAATTACAAACAAAATCTTTGGACGTTCTTCCGAAGGTAGCTGTTTGTATTCTTTCATGAATTCACTAATAGTTTTTGCCACGTCGTCAATCATAGCCATGTTGAGCTTTAGAAGTTTATCTTCACCAGTATCAACACCTAACGCATGAAGCCATGCTTCGTCAAGAGCATTTTCGCTATCAACTAAGATAACATACATGCCTTGTTCTTGTGCGTGTTTAATAATATTGCCTGAACAAATATAACTCTTACCTGCACCGCTTTCGCCAGCGAACACAGTAACTTTACCAAGGGGGACCCCTTTATTAAAGTCCCCCGAGATCAAGTAGTTAAGAGCAAAGTTGCCAGTTGAAATCCAGTCAGTAGGATCGTTAAAGCCAATACCTAAGCCTTCGATAGACTTAGTAATAGACTTACGAAACTTAGAAATATCAAATGATTTTGCCATTATGATCTCCTAAATTAGGCTGCGTTACGTGCTTTGATCTTAGCTAAGATATCCTGAGCTCGTGAACTTGCTTCGCTTCCGCCTGCTGGTGCAGTTGGTGCTGGAGTAAATGATTTTTCAGCTGATGCTACTTCATCTTCCCATGGTGCCGCTTCTGCTACTGGAGTAGAAGCTGCCGGTGCTGCCGCACGAGCTGCCGGTGCTGCCGCTGGAGTAGATGCACCACCTGCGGCATTATCACGACCGCCGTAACCTGCTGGCTTGAAGTATTGACCCCAACGGTCCATGTCAAATGCTTCACCGTCCACAGACGCTTCAAACATTTCTTTCATGACTTTGAGTTCAACATCGCCTGGCTTTTTAGGCAAGAATGACTTCAAGTCAAACGCACCGTATTGTGCCAAAGCTGCCTGCTCTTCATCATTTAGAGCACGTTCACGACGAGCCCATTGTGAAGTAGAGTAGTCTGCATATCCGCCCTTGCTAGTCTTAACAATGCGGAAGTCTACACCGCGAAGTGTGTCAGTTGGCAATTCTTCCATATCAGGATCTAGCAAAGCTGCCTTGATAATGTTAAAGATTTGACTACCGATGATGAATCTACGAATTGGATTCTCAGGAGTCTTGCCATCTTCTTTGTACTGGCTATCTACTACATAACCTTGGAACAGGTATGACTTCTTTTTCCAGTACTTACGACCCATGTCTTCCAAAGACTTGT